AACCGTCCATAGAGTTAGATGTAACCGAACAAGGAACTTGAGCATCAACTTCTAAGTAGATTTCACCATTTTGAGAACAGATATCATCGTATGATCCACCATTACCCGTTGTAGGGAAAGATGTTCCTTGTTGTGAACCGTATTGTATAATACCTTTACCATATTTTTGAGTAACAACTCTAAATAATAAATTACCAGAACCTAAACCTGAGAATGCCCCTGTAGAAATAGCGGTTATTTTTAAGTCAGCAAGGAATGATTCATTATCCATCATTTGTCCATCAGGACCGATTAATTTTCCAGCTCCTGCGTTTGTAAATCCAGATAAAACAACTAACACTTTTCTGTATTCAAGGTTTGTTCCGTATCCTGAAATTACTAAATTAGCACCATTCCAAGCAACTGTAGTAACACTTCCAGTTAATGCAGAGAAAGTACCTTTAGAATAGTCAAATAATCCTGGAGGGTCTAATGTTGGTTCAGAACCTTCGTAAAATCTGTCATAAAGATTTTTATCATTTGCGTTATCATACCCATCACCTTGAGATCCACCATTCACAGCACCAATAGGTCCGAAATGTGTACCACCAGCAGTTGGATCTTGTCCCCCTTGGTAACCTTGAATTTTAGGTATAAAGTAGAACAATTTACCGATAGGTAAGTTCATAGCTTGTACAGAAACTAAGTCGTTAGCCAATAATTTAGAGAATACACGTCTTACAATAGGAAAAACTACAGTTTCGAAAGAACCTGAACTATCTGTTGACGATGCTTCGTTAATCAAATGTGACGCTTGGTTTTCATACAATTGCGCCATATTTTCTTTAATGTGACCTTTAAGGCCATCTAGGAATCCTAAACGATCCCATTTGTTAATTGTGTCTTCTTTGATAACTTTAAGGTGTTTTAACCCGATGTTACCAACAAGACCTGATTCTAATAATGCTCCCATTTTTGTTTTTTTTAAATTGAGTTTATTTTATTTATTTTATTTTTGTCATCAAATCTCTCATTCTCATGAATTGAGGATTTTCATACGTTTTACTTTCAATTAAATTAGCCGATGAGCCATTAGCAGGACTTTTACTAACTTTTGTCTGTACAGACTCAGTTACCATCTCACTTGATTTACCATCTACTTCATTTTTGATTGATTTGTAAAGATTTTTAGATTCCTTGATAGATTCAACATTGTCAAATCTTCTTAGTATATTTATTTTTTCTTGTTTTGTTGTTGAATGTTCAGTGAATAGTCTAGTAGCGTAAGCCAAATTTGAATTAAACACTGCAACTTCATTTAATTTAGTTCTAAAGAAATTTAAAGCTTTTTTGTATTCTTCATTTTTCTCTTGTAATAAATTCAATTCTGCATTTACAGATTCTTTTCTTAATTGACTTGGTGCCGTAACTCTACCTCTTTCAGATCTACGTTTGTAAGCAATATTTCTTGATGCTTCAGTAGTTTCAGGTTCCATCATTCCTTCAATCGTGTCAATATCAACCATGTCAAAATCTTCTTCCATTTCCCATCCTTCGAATGTTTCTTCAGCGTCAGCGTCAGTTTCAGTTACACCATGTTTAATTTTACCATAATTGAATTTAGGTCCCTTACCTCTTTTTTCAGATTTTGTTCCGTTAGCCATATCGTCTTTAAACCCTTTGTGGTTTACTGAGGACTTACCAAAACCGTTACCAACTTTACCCATTCCAATTCCAATTGCTTTAAAGGCTTCTACGACTGATTCTAATTCGTCTTGGTCAATTTCATAAACTTGTTCGTTTCCTTCACCGCCAAAATCATCCACTTCAATAGAGTCTAAATCAAAAAAGTCAGAATCTTCATTATATTCTCGATCTTCGAAATTATGTTGTTCATTATATTCTCGATCTTCAAAATTATGTTGTTCATTATATTCTTGGTCTTCGAAATTATGTTGTTCATTATATTCTCGATCTTCAAAATTATGTTGTTCATTATATTCTTGGTCTTCCATTCCATGACCTTTCATTCCATGACCTTTCATTCCATGACCTTTCATTCCATGACCTTTCATTCCATGATCTTCCATTCCATGACCTTTCATTCCATAATCTTCCATTCCATAATCTTCCATTCCATAATCTTCCATTCCATAATCTTCCATTCCATGATCTTCCATTTCCAATTCGTATACAACACCTTCTTCTAAGTTTGCCATTGGTTCTTCCATGTTATTGTCAACACCATTCATTTGGATAATATATTCTTGGTCATTATCAGATAAATGAAGATAATCATTTTCTTTTTTTACAATAATACCATCTTCATCTCCCATAGCTTTGAAAACTTTCAAAATCTCTGATGGACTTGCAGATGTCATATCCAATGGAGGCATCTCCATTTCATTATCACCTTCAGCTCCAAAGTTATCTACTTCAACTTCGTCGTCTTCAACGTCGTCAACAGATACTTCCGCCTCCGGATCTTCTTCATCTTCAAAATCACCCATATTATCGTCTACGTCAACTTCCTCAGGTTCTTCAACCTCAGGTGCGTCTTGTTCAAAAAGTGTTCTTTTAGATTTTTTAGAACCTACAATAGATTCTTTAATTAATTCACTGATTTCTTCCTTCATCGTAGAAGCAAGTATTCCTTTTGCGTTTTCACTGATAGCATTTTCAATGGCTTTGATTTGTAATAAAGCGTTTTCTACTATCGATCCTGTTTTTTCTATACTCATTTGTTTTGTAAAAAGCAATGCGTTATGCGTTTATTTTACAGATAAATATATCCGTTTTTAAAAAAAATACTATTTTAAGGTAATAAAAGTAAAAAAACATTACATAAATAAAAAAAGGGACACTTTTGGTGTCCCTTTTATCGGTAGGTTGTGTGATTACTCAATAACCTCATCAATCTTACTTTCAACGATTGAGGTTATTCTCCAATCCATTGTGTAAGTTTCGTAAGCTTTGGTTATTTTTGCCTCAACATCTGTTGGTGAATATCCTTTTACCAATTTTTCTTCTCTTTGTTTTTTAACCTTTCCGGTTTCAGTATCAACCATATCATTGGTGATTTTTGCTACAAAATACTTTTCGTCCATAATTTTTTTATTTTCCTAAATAATCGGATAATCTTTTCATTAAGTCAACTGATTTCTCTAATCCACCACCATTAAAATTATTATTGTCTTGTTCTGACAATTTTTCCTCATACTTAGGTCTATCATCTTTATTTAAATAGAGATACGCTCCTGGAGTGGATGGTGATGAAACTAAATCAAAACAAATTAATTCAAAATCATCCTGAACTTCATTTTGTTCTCCCTTTTTAACTAAAGAACCCACCCCTCTAGATGATACTCCCATAGTTACTCCTTGTCTCATTAGATTAGCTGCAACATCACCCTTAGACGACACTACACCTCTCTCATGAAAACCTGGTGTAGTTAATAACTTAACTTTACCCATTAATACGTTACCTTCCCACCATATATCAGTAATTAAATGTGAAACCCTATCTAAATCTATCAAAGAAGATTCAGGGTGATTTAATTCTGAAATAGACATACCACGATTAATAATTTCTTTGTATTTATCAGATTCTCTTTTTAATAATTTTTCAGGGTATACTCGTCCATTTCTATTTGGAATTCCGTATTTTTGTAAAGTCGCGTAGAAGACAAATGGTTTAGAGTGCTCTAATTGTCCATATGATTCTTTTATCACCTCAGAGTTTCTCATATCATTTGGGTTAATGTGTCCAGCATCCCATTCTACTAAAATTCCCTTACCGATATCATTTGGTCCTAATATTCTCATAATTGTTTTTACAATAAATATTAGCAACTTATCGTTTCTTTAACTTTTGTTTTACTTAGTGTGAAAAACTTGGAATTTTTTAAGTCATCAAGGTAAATTGATTTTAAAATGTTTTTAATTTTTTCTCGTAATATTAACGATTTAAAATTAATGTTTTGGTTATGAACAAAAAGAGTTATCTCTAAATTCATAAAACTTTTTTTATTCTTTTGAATACCGCTTGTTCGTAAATCTAAATCAACAATTTGTTTTTTCTCAAAACAAGTGTGGTCAGATACCTCTAAAAGCGTGTGTTGTATTTGTCTTTTAATATGTCCTGTGATTTTATTCCAATTATCAAAGTCATCCAAAGGCTCAATCCACGTTTGTAATACTATATATATTGATTTTAGATTTTTAGAGTCTACCGTACCGTAGTGACATTTAGCATCATCAAAAATGTTTAATTTTGATGTTTTTCCTTTTTTCATTTTTCATACCTTATATGTTTATTGTTGTTATAATGGTAAGTGAAAAAATAACATTTGTCAAAATTCAAAAAAGTTCGTATATTTACATATAAAAACAATAAAAAATTATGATAATAATTACAGTTAAAAATTCAAATTCAATTGACCAAGCACTAAAACAATATAAATTTAAAGTATATAAAACAAAACAACTTGAGAAATTAAAGGAACGACAAGAGTTCACAAAAAATTCAGTTAAGAAAAGGGAACAGAATAAAAAATCGGTTTATCTACAAAAAAAGAAGTCTCAATTAGAGTCTTGAGTATCTTCAGTA